CTAGTTGGCCTTGTGGGTCTGCGGCATCCATCGACTCGCCGCGCCGTTGACTCCAACGTAGCGGGCTTGTACCTCGTAGTTGACGCCCGGTTCCAGGCCGGAAACATTGATGGAACTCTGTCCGGGTTTCAGGGTCTCGAAGGTCCACGCGCTCGCCGCGTCAGCGCGTCTCCATCGAATCTCTACATGGTCGATTGCTACCTGTGGCATCGCGTTCCCCTTTATCCGACTGTGACGATTGTTCCGCCGTGCTGCGAGTCCGAGACCACGACGAACTGAGGCGCGGGCGGCGCGTCAATCCACGATTGCCCGGTAATCGAAGAGACGAGAAGCGGAAGTCCCGCGTGGTACGTTCCCGTGCTGTCGATGTATCCCGCGTCCGCCTGGAGAACCCCCGGCGCCGCATCGACCGCCGTAATCTTCGCCGCGAGGTCGGTCGTAGGTTCGATCTTGTTTACGAGCATGGGAATGGAGTCCTGCCCCTGGATTCCGAAGAGAAAGAGGTCTCCGGGATTGATGCCTGGAGTGGCCGTCGCGAGTGTGAACGTCGAAACGAGGGCGTGTTGGTCGAACATGACCACAGAGACCTTGGCGGACCCGTCCTGGCACCGGAACCTCATGGCATAGGTCTTCGTCGCGTCAGCGACCGTTTGCGGCTCATCCAAGGTGATCTGCGAGACGTTCCCGTTGTCGTCCGGGGTGACGGACTTCACTCGTCCCCATCCCAGGCCCACGGAGACGACATCGGAGGCGAAGAGAATGAGGTCGCCCCGATTGCAGATGAGATGTTCCACGTCCGTTGTCCAGGTGTAGGCGTTGGGACGGAGACGTGCGACCGCCAGATGGTAGCGCCCCAACTTCCAGGCCATCGGCGCGTTCGCGCAACCTGGAATCTGCAACTGCTCGAACTTCGTTGCGTTGGTCGAATCGAAGCCATCGTCATAGACGACCAACTCATCCTGTTGGTATCCCGCTTCGGGGTTGATGAATTGGACGCGGAGGGCGTGAACCACGTCAACGAATGTCCGGTTGCCCTGGAAGCTCGCCGTGTTGCGCGGGGTGAATATCTGGACGGGGACCGTCTGCGCCACATCGCGAACCACGCTGTACTTGCCATTGACGACTGTGAAGCTGGCGCGTCCGCAAGCGCAGATGATCCTCAGCAACTCAAAGACGGTGGTCACTTGGTCGTTGATGTAGTCGAAGGTGAATCCCTTCGCGTCGCACTCCGCGCCCCACTCTTTCAACCCGTCATCGTCAATCCGGGACGGGTCCACCCGGCGAGGATTCGCGGGGCAATCCTTGAGAACCCAACGAAATATCCACGCGGGGTTGCTTGACCTCTGGTCCGTCCACCGTGTCCCATCCCACACCGGGACGACCTGGGACGCCAAGAGGTTGAATTGCGAGACGGTCCCGTTGAGTTGGTCCGTCGCCTTGATTCGCATTGCTAGTTTGGTCGTCGGCGTTGTGGAGGGCGTCGCGTAACGGATGGTGCGGAGAACTGCCCAAAGCATGTTGCCGGACTGCGAGTTCGCATCCGCGCCGCTGTAATCGCTGGAGACGCGGGTCACTCTCACGTTGTATGCCCCGCGAAGCGCGAACTTCCAACGGACCCCGACGCGGAACGTCTGACGCGCCGAACTTGAGCAGACGAGGTTCGTCCCGTCCGAGTGTGCGTTGTAGTTGGTGATCGTGAGACCGCCCGCTGTCATCGCATTGGTCCAGTTGCCGGACGGCGCTCCGATCTGCGGCATCCCGAGAATTGCCGAACGCATCGCACTGCCGCCGCTGACATTCAGGTTTGCGGTCGCCTGGGTATACCCGTTCCCGGCATAAGTGACGATGACTCGTTGAATGCCATAGATGAACTGGTTGGGTCCGTTCGCCCCGACGATACCCGTCTGGACCGTCGCCGTCGCTCCGTGACCGTCCCCCTGGATGTCAACGGACGCTGTGATTGGCCCGCTGTATTGTCCGGGGTCGTACACCTGGATTGCCCACACTCCGCCGCCGTCCGCTCCCACGTCTCCCAGGGACTCGAATTCGATCTTGAGTTTGCATGTCGCCGTGACGGAGTTGTTGTTCGTGTCGATGCCGAACAACCCGGACGCAAAGATGAGGTCGAGACTTGCCTCGTCCGCGTTCGCGCCCGAGGTGTGCGTCGCGGTATCCCCTTCCTGGTCCATCTCGTTGCTTGCGGCCATCTCAAGGATGTCTTGGGTGAAGATACTCGGCGCGGTCCCGGTCTCGTAGTTCACGTTGGTGAAGTTGGAGAGGTCATCCGTCCCGATCTTCAAGTCGGAGATGTCGAGGTTCCCATATCCAAGGTCGAAGAGGGCGCGGACGTACTGGTCGTCCCCACTCAATTCAGTGAACGAACGCGCCGCCAGTTTCGGGAAGAGAAGCATGGTCCCGAAGACGCATGTAATCGCCCCGTAAGGGTCCGCTGAATTCTGGACACCTGCGATGCCCTGGAGTTGGGTGGGAGAGGTCTGTTGGCCGACGCCCGTTGCGGCTGGCGGGCAGAGCGCGTTGATGAGCAGGGAACCGCCGATGCCCACGACCGCCGCCGTCGCAAAGGCCGCGCCCATGCTCAAACCTTGGATGAACTCGGGGAGCATCAGTTGGATTGCTCCGGGCGTCGCGATGCCATAGGTGAGAACCGCAAGAGCCGCGAACGCGACGAGCCGGAAAATCATCTTCCACCCGCCGCCGCCCCCGCCGCCCTCGGGGAACCGCGTCACATAAACGACCGCGCCGGCATGTGGCCGGACTCGCGGCCACCACTCCTGCGGGATCTGTACGCCGCCGACCTCGATTCGGCAATTTGCTGCCTCATTGCCGACGATCTCCGCCACGCTGAGGCCGTGCGGGACGATTGCCGATACTTTCTCCAGGGAGAACGGATGCGGACGCGCTATGACGGTCACAGACGGTTTGACAGGTACAAGAGCTGTCGATTCACACATGACGGTAGAACCCCTCGATTCGGTTGCGCCAGGGCTCGCGAGTGAAATGCTCACAGCCCACGTTGACGCCCTTGGTTATGTGCATCATCCAGTCGCCGCCGACAACGACGCCGCAATGCCAAGGCCGATTTGCAATCTTGAGAATCACGATGTCGCCCGCCTGCGGATTCACGACCGGAACCCAACTCGCGGCGAGCGCCCGCTCGTATCGCCGGACAACTTCCGCAACCGAGTGGTGGTCTTCTGCGCTCGCGTACTCTTCCGCGAGGTCCGGGAGGTCCGAGACTCCGAACCGCTCCGCCTGGACGTGGCGCACGAATCCCCAACAGTCGAACGCGAGAGGTCCGCGCCCTTTGTCCGCGTATTCCAGCCGCGTGAACGGCTCGCACCATGCCGGGAGAACCATTAGACGAAAAGCCCCCTGCTGTTTGTCGGCGTATAGGTATCAGCCGGGAACGCCGTGCTGAGCAAGTCATCCTCGAATCCGATGGCTCCCTGGATGCTCGCGTCGGTGTAGTTGATGTTGAGAATGGAGAAGTCGAACGGCCCCGCCTCTACCGTATCGGGCTGAGAGGCGAGCAGAACCTCAAGCCTGATCTTGGGCCGCTCGCCCGGGATGTTGCGGATGGCGACGAGGATTTTGTTGTCGATGTTGTCGATGGTGACGGCGACCTGGGGCAACTGGTCTTCCTGTTCGTTGGGGAGACTCACATCGAACGCGAACGGGACGAACTCCACTGTCTGCGGCTGCGGCACAGAGACGCTGCCGGTCTCGCCAGAAGGCCCAAAGTCCGGCCAACTTGCCGGAACGGTGAACGTCAGGTTGGTGAAGTTGGGCGATCCATTCGGAACCACACTGGTAGGGGTCAGGGTCTGCCCGTTCAGCAAGGTGTAAATCGAGAGACCGACGAACGAGCAAGGCGCGGGTGTATTTGAAGGCAGTTCGCCTGTGATGATTGAGAGCGTCGTGCCATGTTTTTGGACATTCACTAGAGATTCTGAGACGACGACGGGGACGGTCCGGGTGAGCGGGTTGTAGTCGTTTACGAGGTAGAACGGCGCGGAGAGGGTGGGATGCGAGATGGTAAGACAGCACAGAAAGACCTCTCCCGTCTCCTGCGCTAACATCGCTTGCAATGCCCGTTGGCTAACTTGTCTCACGGCAGTTTCTCCAGTTCCATCGTTACGAGCCAGATGTCGCCGGAATCCCACTTGTACGCGAGACCTCCGCGGCCTTTCGGGAACCGATACATGCACTGCGAATCGTCGCGAAAATCTCTCCAGGTGAAGGGCAGAACGTCCTGGATTTGTTCCTCAACAAACTGGTTGAGAATCGCGAGTTGGTCGGACGTGAACCACATCTGTATTTGCGTGGTCTCGGGAACTGCCGTGAACCGCCGCCGAACCTTGTTGGGTCCAACCGTGACAGAGGTCCGAATCGCGTTGTCGGCTGGCTGGTACGAGGGCGTCCCGTTTTCCGGCATGAACGGGTCTTGCGGAAGTGTGTCGGGCCATAGGATTTGCACGTCAGCCACGGATGTTCCCCTTTCTGCTCACTCCGAAGGTTGATTGAATGGACTGTCCGACTTTTCCGCCGCCCGCGATGTCGGAAGCGACTTGGCCGATTACCACGTCGATGATTGACTGCCCGCCCGGACCCGTGCGGCGCGACGTTTGCGCGGGCTGGCCGTTCGTGTCGATGTTCAACTCCACCAGTGGGCCGGACTCTCCGCCACCGTCCGACATACTCCCCAGGGACGAGTAGGTCGAACCGTTCGCGACGGAGCCAATCGTCCCCGCGTTCATCGCCTGGAGAAGCGGGAGTCCCCAGTTCCGCGTTGCCGCCGCGTTGAATACGAATTCCTTTCCGTGAACGACGCCAGAGATGCGGTTGGTTGGCTGGTCTCCCGTGTATCCGCCGCCCGCGTGACCCGTAAGACCTGAGAACGGGCCGGACGCTTTGAGGGACGTATAGAGCCCGGAATTCGGCGCAATCCATCCCACAAGGGCCATGAGCGCGTAATAGACGAGCATCTGGTCAATCATGTGGGTGATGATCTGCTCGAAAGTCTTTCCCATATCCGAGAGGGCGGAAGAGAACGACTTGCTCCCCTGGCTCCAGGCGTCGAAGAATCCCACGACCGCGCCGGTCCCCTGAGACGTGAGTTGGTTCGAGAGTTCGACGGTGAATGACGTTGCGTGATGCAGGGACGCTCCCAGGGAATCGACGTTCCGCGTGTACTGGTCAACCTGCCTTTCGAGGTTGTTCACTACCTGGAGTTGCGCGTTGTAATCATCGGTCCCCGGCTGGAGATACAGAAGTTGCAATGCCGCGTTGTCTACCGCGTCCTGCATCTGCTTTGCGATTCCCTGGAGAACCGGAAGACGTTCCGACTCGAGGCGGAGGATTTGCGCTTCCGCGTCCACCTGGGAGATGAGACCCGCGTTGGCCTTGTCCTGGATTGCGCCGGTCGCCGCCTGTAGGCTGGTGAACTCATCCGCGCCGCTCTGCCCGAGAGCGCCAACCTGGTTCCGCGCCGTCGCGTTCGCCGCCGCTCTCGCGAGAATCGCCGCCCGCTCATCTTCCGCAACTCCCAACTTTCTGAGAAGTTCGTCCGTCTCCTGGAGTTCCTTTTCGAGTGCGAGTTGCCGCGCCGCGCTGGTGTTGCCTTCCAACTCATACAGCTTTTGCCGATCGGTCAACGCCCGCTGGTTCGCCTGGACTTCGGCTTGGTGGCGCTCCGTCTCATTCTTCTGCAACTCGGTTTGGCGCTTGATCTCCTGCTCGTCCATCTGCGCTTGCGTCGCCGCAACCTTCTGCAACATCGCGAGAGCCTGGGTGTTCGTACCCGCCGCCGCTTCGACCGCTTGCGGTCCCTGCTGGATGAGTTGGTCGATGAAGTCCTTCGACTTGCCCATCAACTGAGCCGCCGCGTTCTCTTCCGCGTCCAACTTCGTTTGCAGGATGGCTTGCTCCGCGCTCGCTGCCGCGTGGATGCGGTCGGCTCTTGCGTCGTAGTACGCGGAGAGGGTTTCGAGGCCCGCATCGTACCGCGCCTTCTCTTCTGCTTCCGCTTGCTGGTCGCGGAGTTTTTGCTTCTGGAGTTCCGCGTTGGAGACGGTATCCTCATACGCTGCGCGGGCGTCGATGAGCTTCTGACGTTCGCGGAGAGCCTTGTCCTTGTCGCCCTGGGTCGTCCCGTCTCCGCTCCCGCCCGTTCCGCCGCCCGTTTTCTTCGCGGTCGGAGTCGGCGGGTTCTCCGTGTACTCCGCTTTCACCATCGAACCGAACGCGGTCCAGATTGCACCCTGCCTGGAGAGACCTTCGGAGACGCCGCCCTTGAGCGCGTTCCACGCGCCTTTAAAGTCGTTCTGGTCCAGCTTCTCTGCGACGGCGATGACCGTTTTGAACGTCTGCACCGCGCCGTCCGCGATGGACTCGAAAACCGCGCCGATGAGTTGACCCGCGCCGAGGAAGACGTTGACGATGCCACGAACCACATTGCCCGCGATGTCTCCCAGGTCTTTGAGCGAACTTCCGCCCTTGGTCGTAATCGCCCCGGCGAAGTCCGTCACCGCCTTGGTCGCCTGGGGCATGAACCCCGCCATGAACTGCATGGCGAATCCCTGGGTGATGTCCTGCATATCGCGGATTGCTTCTTCACCCTGCTTCGCTTGAGCGACGAACTCGTCCGAGAGATACAACCCGAGGTCTTGCGCCTTTTCCTTCGCCCGCTCGAACCCGTCCGCTTGCCCGATCTCATCCAGCAGGGGAATGATGTTCGCCCCGCCGCGCTGGAACAGCGTCATCGCGACGGCTGCCCGTTGCGCTCCGTCCGGGATGTTGGTCTGGAGATGCTGCGCGACCTCGACGAGCATGTCGGCGGGGTTCTTCTTCTTCACATCGTCCATTGAGATTCCGAGGGCCTGGAATGCTTGCTTGGCCTTCGCGTTCCCCGTGGACGCCTGATCCTGGGAGCGGGCGAGACGGACGAGACTCTGCCCCAACTGGTCCTGCTCGATGCCAACGTCATGCGCCGCCATCGCCAGGACGGAGAGAGTCCCGACACTGGAACCGGTCTTCTCCGCTAGACGCCCGATGTTGACGGCGGACTCCATCGCGGACTTTCCGAGTTCGACCATCTTCTCCACGGCGAGACCGATGGAGAGAACCGGCATGAGTTCGCCCAACTGCTGCATCGTTTCGCTGAGTAGGGCGGTCTTTTCCTTCGTCTCTTTGGCTTCCTGCTGGACGCGCTTAAAGGCGTTGACGACATCCTGCACACCGTCCGCTGTGAGCCGTACATTGATCTCTGACGCTGGCATCACTTCTCCCGGAGAATCGCTGGTAACTCAGGCTGCCTCGCTTTCCCGCCCATTGCGGTTCGAGACGCCCAAACGATCATTGCCGTCTGGTATCCCCTGAGGGCTTCATCCTTGAGCCGTGCGACGTAACAGAGCAGAACCTCTCGAAGCGG